AGTAAAGTTAAATCCTAGTGTGTCTCCCTTCAAAATCGCATTACAGGCCAGCAATTACCCAGCAATTCCCCCAGCCCCACAAAAAGCAAAACCCTACTCTAAAAGTAGGGCCTGCAACATCATAAGATTTTAGTCAGCACGGATTTTCCGGCACTCATAATATACTGAAAATCAATGAAATAACCGCTTTTTTACTGGCTTTTTTTGTCTCTTTTCACTACCTTAAACGTTGAAACGATAGTTAAGGAGTTCAACCATTTTTCACATGAATATTCACCCATTAGCCGCCAAGTTGCGGCATTTGTCATTCGATGACCTCAGAGTATTTTGCTCTCTAACCACCTTCAAAGACCTGGACCGTAATTATCCGGGCACCATGTCAGTGATCATGGAACGAGATCGACAATTATTCGACAGTATGGTGATGGCTTTTGACCGGCCAGTCACTGATGCTGACCTGGTAGCCCGGCATGATCGTGAACCAGTGGCCAGGGAGCCGCGTCACATTGCTGAGGTACTGGGACGGGCCCGGTTTATGGATGTCCAGGCCAGGGGCAACAGTGAAGCGGACCTGATGCTGTACGGCACGATATCCCAGTGGGAGGAGCTGAACGCAAAAGACTTTCAGAATCAAATCAATGCCCTGGGAAAAATGTACAGCAAAATCAATTTGCGGATCCATTCACCAGGCGGCTCAGTGTACGAAGGCTTTGCTATGTGTACGGCTATCCTGAACAGCAGGGCAGAGGTACACAGCTACATAGATGGAGTGGCGGCCAGCATGGCTTCAGTCATCGCCATATGTGGCAAGCGGGTGCATATGTCCAGCAATGGCCGGATGATGACGCACCAGTCGTCTGCTGCCTCCACGGGCGGCGCTGATGACCTCAGACAGCAGGCTGATGAGCTGGACCTGATCAACAGCCAGTTAGCTGACATGTACGCAGCCCGTACCGGAAAAGCTAAGCAGTGGATCCTTGACAACTGGATGCAACGCGGAGTAAACAAATGGTTTACTGCTGATCAGGCCAAAGAAGCCGGCCTGGTAGATGAGATATACACTGGGAAAGTGCCCGGCATGGTGCAAGCGCAAAGCTTTGAAGGAGCTGCCGCCTACTTCGATGCTATGCTCACCATGAGATAGACCTTCATTTGAGTTTATTAATTTCATAACAGGTTCAGGCCTGGGGTATTACTGCAGGCCTGCCTTTTTCACACACATTGAACCACCGTAAATATATCAAAAATGAACAAAATCCTGATGCGCTATGATGAACAGGGCGCAAAAACTGAACTGAGAAAATTTGAGCAGGACGGCCAGCCGGTACTGCAGAGCCTGGTAGACCACTTCAAGGAGATGGACCTGGGCCAGATCAAGAGCATGGACGAGCTTAAAGAGCTGCTTATCAGCCCGAAAGCTTTTGTCATCCGGAGAATGAACCCGGGAAAAGATGTAAACTTCTCAGGCATACCGCTGGACCCTGAAAAGCTTTTTGACCTGCTGCAGTCACCTCCAAAAGGCTTTCTTGCCCTGCAGTTTGCGATAAAAGACTACAGGGAGCAGGCTGCCGGAATGGGCGCTAATTACGTCGACCTGGGGGCATTTGAGATTGTCAAAGGCTCTGTCATCCTCTCTGATGCAAAGAGGAAAGATATTGAAGAGAATCACAAGCGATATGCTGAGACGGATAGACAGAAAGCTCTCTACCTGACCGGCCAGCAGATCCAGGCGATACTGCAGGAGCTGGGCCAGCAATATGCTGACGCACCGGCACTTCTGCTAGAGAAAATCATCAAAGCGAAAAATGAATCAGTCACCATTGAAATAACCCACATATGAAATTACTAACAAGACCCCAGATGTACGAACTCGCTGCCGACCATATTAAGCGCCATCCGCAGCAGCAAAAAGTATTTGTGACCAATGACGGGCAGCTATTTACAAACAAAGCACCGATGATGGACCACATGAAGAAACCAGAGAACCCTGCTAACGCTTACCTGGGTGTAATGGGTGATCAGGTGTTCGAAGATAACAAGTTCCAGAAAGTTGCGCTGATGACCTTTGATGATATGCTCAAAAAGGGAAAAGACTTTCTCAAAGAGAACACCCAGCACCACCAGATTTATGTTTCCCCAGATGGTCACATGTTCCCCACTGAGCAGGCCTTCCAGAGCCATGTCCACCATCAGGATAAGGGCCATTACACTGGTATCCTGGTTCGTGATGGGAAACTCGTTGAGCAGGTACGGCGCAAAGGTGTAACGATGAATGTACGCCGTGAAGATATGTTTGTATGATGCTCACTGATGAACAAATTACCCAGAAGATAGAAGAGTTCCTGGTACAGAATCCTCAGTACCAGGGGCTTAAGCTCTATATCGCTGATGACTTCCTGATATTTACGGTTGCACAGCACGCGCATGCTTATGCCAGACTACACAGCAATCCCTGCCGGTATGTCTGGACCTACCAGGCCGGAAAGATTCACCTAAGCTTTGATGTGAAGGCAGAAAGGCCCGTCAAAAATGATGAGATGTTCTATTATCACCGTCACTTTTCATAATATGATCAACATACCCGAACAAAAAAAACTCTTAGAAGCAGGCTTGCAGGATGCTTTCAATGAGCTGCAGGAGATGACCACTGAAAAGGATATCAGCCTGCTGGATATCATCGCACACGCTAACGAGCAGCTGCTTAACAATGCCGTTGCCATGGCTGAGCTGGAAAATAAAATCAGTAGTAACAAGGTGACTGCCGACATTAAGATTATTGCCAAAGGCAAGCTCAGATCCACGCACAATAAGGATGTTCATCTGAAAAACTGCCTTGACTGGCTTATGACTCAAATAGAAGAGGTATACAAATCAAAACCCAGCACAGAATGAAGGTATACGAATACATTTTCAAGCTGACCGACCAGGCCAGCGGGCCTATGCAGAAGCTGAAGCGGCTGGCTGGGCAAAATCAGCAACAGCTGACCAGGTTGCAAAAAGCTGCAGGCGGATTCGGTACCGCTGCCGTACGGGCTTTCACCAATGCTGAAAACAGGCTGAGAAACCTGCAGCAGCAGACCAGGCGCAGCAGTGGGGCCTTCTCTGAACTCAAGGGCCAGGTTGCTGGCTTTCTTTCAGCCTGGGCGGCCTATGACCTTGCTAGGTCCTCACTAGAGACAGCAGCCAATTTTCAAAGCATGAGCAACGCTATTGTATTTGCCAGCGGCTCATCCATGGAGGCACAAAAGAACATGAGCTTCCTCAATCAGATGATAGACAGCCTGGGAATGTCTGCCATGTCAACCTTTGACGGGTTCAAAGTATTAGCCGGATCCATGAAAGACACTATCCTGGAAGGCCAGGGCACCCGGGCCATTTTCCAGGCAGTGGCAACAGCCAGTACTGCCATGGGGCTTAGTGCAGATCAGTCTCAGGGGGCACTCATTGCAATTGGACAAATAATGTCCAAAGGAAAGGTGCAAGCTGAAGAGCTACGCGGCCAGCTGGGCGAACGCATACCTGGTGCTTTTCAAATTGCAGCCAGGGCAATGAATATGACCACTGCAGAGCTGGATAAGTTTATGAGCGATGGCAAGCTGACTGCTGAGCAGTTCCTGCCTGCCTTTGCCAATGAATTACAACGAACTTTCGTAGATGGGGCCGCCACCGCTGCCACCGGTTTACGGGCTGCCATGAATCGGGCTGGTAACACGATGCTGCAAGTTAAGGACCTGATAGGCACCCAGCTGGCACCCGTGATTGTCCAGCTGTCAGAAAAGCTTTTCCAGGCTGCCCACTGGATGAAAGAAAATTGGTCCGCTATTATGCGAGTAGGTGAAGTGGCTCTTTGGGCAATAGGAATATTTACCACCTTCAAACTCACCACCGCGCTGCTGTCCGGAGGTATCAGCCTATTGACCACCGGCATGCACCTAGCCAAAGTAGCTACATTGCTATTTACCGGCCAATTTGCTGCCTTAAATGTGGTAATGTCTGCCAATCCAATTGGCCTGGTAGCGGCTGGAATCACTGCTTTAATTGGCGTAGTAACCTGGGCTTATCAGAAGTTTGATTGGTTTAAAGGAGGTATTTGGGGGTTATGGGATGCGTTTAAAGAAGTGTTTACCTCAATTGGCTCACTTGCCAAAGAGATTTTTGGAGGGATAGCAACGCTGATTGCCGGTATTTTCTCGGGTAACTTTGCTATGGCTAAGGGCGGACTGTCCCAGCTGGGCGATAGCCTGGGCAAGTTTGGTTCTAATGTGGCCGGAGCCTATAGTAGAGGTTATGATGCTGCCCTGGTACCAGCAGTAGAGACTGGACCTAAAATTCCAAAGATGCCAGAGTTTAACCTACCTCAATTCCCTGGGGTAGATCCGGCGTTGAATCCTTTCCAGCCGCAGGTACCTGGTACTTTGGCAGATGTTGCCGGAGCTGGTACGGCAGATAAGGAAAAAGACGAGGCATTACGCCAGGGCATGGAAGCCATTACCGGCGGCGGCAAGAGGGTAACTAATATCACCATCAATAATCCGAAAGTGGCAGAGAACATGAACCTGGACTTTGCAACCGTCACAGAGGGCGTTAATGATATTGAGCGCAAGTTTAAAGAGATGCTGGCTAAAACACTGAATGACTTTAACCGAAACGCTGTACAATGATAAATACATCAGAAGCAATCAGTTTTGGGCTGAACAACCTGAAAAAGGGTGTACTGCAGAACTTTCCTGCTAAAGTGGCGTCAGTAGACGAGGAAAAGCAAACTTGTGTTTGCATAGGGGTACGCAATGAAAAGCATATCCGCGTCCGGCTTAAGTCGGTTATCAACGGGCTGCCAGGCGGCTTTTATTGTGTCCCTGCCGTTGGTTCATCGGTACTCATTGGCCTGATGGGCAACAATGAAGCGGCACCCTTCATCAGCAAGTACGGCAAAATTGATAAGGCCGTATTTGAGAATGAGGCCGGATACAGGATAGAGCTTAGCCCTGATCAGGCACTCATCAAGGTAGGCGACAGCCAGCTGACCATGACTGAGGATTTTATTAAATTTAACGACGGTTCGCTCAATGGCCTGGTGAAACATGATGAGCTGAAAACACAGCTGGAAAAGAATAATACATTGCTGCAGAGCATACTGGCAGTGCTCTCTGGTGCACCGATACCAGAGCCAGGCAACGGCGCACCCAGTGCCCTGCAG